GTACACATACTTAAGAAACTACAATATTACAGAAATAGACGAAGTAATATACCAAAAACTAAAAAAGTAATATTAAACAGGCTAATGCCTGTTTTTTTTACGAATTAGGTTGACTTTTGGTATAAAAATGTGTTAAATATAGTATATGTTATTCGCGATTCTCACATTACTAGTCGCTTTATCTATATCGGCGATTGCCGCCTATTATAGTATCGTTGGACTAGCCGCAATTTTTGCCGCCGCAGTAATGCCTATTATTCTTATGGGTGCAGTACTTGAGGTAGGTAAAATTGTCAGTACAGTTTGGTTACACACCTTCTGGAAAAAAGCACCACTCTTAACTAGGACATATCTTAGTTCAGCAGTATTCATATTAATGTTTATTACAAGCATGGGTATCTTTGGATTCCTCAGTAAAAGTCATATTCAACAAACAGCACAATCACAAGATCAAGTTGCAAAGATTGAAGTTATCAAAGGAAATATTGAAAGATCTAATAGCAAGATTGATAGATGGTTACAAGAAGTTGAAAGACTTAGTACAGGTACAAATACAAGAGTAGACACATTAGTTGATAAAGAACAAAAGATACTAGATAATTTATATGCTCGTATTGACAAAGAAAAAAGTGATGCAAGAAAGCAAGCCGATAAAAATATACAACTACAAAACGATCGTATCAGTCAAGCTCGTCAACGTAAAGAAGACAATATTAAAAATATTGAGCTAAAGTATCAAAACAGTTTTAGTAGTCAAAAAAAAGCAAAAGAAATTGATCAAGAAAAGAAAAACGAAGTAGGTGTGGCCGCTTCTGCACAACGTGAAATTAGAAAAATACAAGGTGTTCTAAAAGACCAACTTGACGCAATAGATAAAAAGTATTCCGGTCAAGTAAAAGCAATAGCAGATAGAATTGACGATTTAAGAAATCAAACTAATACAAAGACAGATAATATAGATGGTAGAGTAAATGAACTTGAGAATCTTGTATTAGCAGAACAAAAAGTAGTTGATGGGTATAGAAAAGACAAAACTGCTATAGAAAGTAGTTACAGACAACTTGAAGCAGAAGTTGGACCAATCAAATACATTGCAGAATTTATCTATGGGGAAGATGCTGACCGTAACTTATTAGAAGCGGCAGTACGTTGGGTTATTATAATTATTGTTGCAGTTTTTGACCCACTTGCCATTATGCTGGTATTAGCCGCCAGTATGCAAATTAGATGGATAAGAGAAGAAAAGCACGGCCCGGAAGCCAAAACTATACGGATTAAGGAACTAGAAATGAAAATAGAAGAGTATAATGAGTTTTTACAAAAACTTGAAGCAGAGCTCGATAGACTTACACAAGAAGGTGAGGACAAAGATGGTCGTATCACTGAACTTGAAAGTGCTATTGAAACAGTTAATGCTGACAAAGATAAAGCAGTAGAAGAACTTGAAAAACTTTTAGAAAAAAACAAAGACAAGTTTGGTGCTATTATTGATGGGCTCACAGAAGACATTGGTGAAAACAAAGAAGAAATTAAAACACATAAGCAAACAATAAAAGAATTGAAAGCAACTATTAAGGAACTTGAAAACAAAGAGCCTGAGATAAAAGAAGTTGAAGTCGAAGTTGAAAAAATTGTTGAAGATGAAACTAAGATTAAAGCCGCAGATGCACTTCGTAAAGAAAAAGAAGCAGAAGCAAAGGAATTAGACAAACAAATTAAAGCACGTGATGCCGCAATGGAACGTCTAAATAAAAAGTACAAGTTAGTTGAAAAGCCATTGGCAGAAAAACTTATGCCAATAGCAGATGATGATGACGATGATGACGAGATTCCGCCAGCGGCTTTTGGTAGTACTTTTCCAGATAGTCCAAAGAACGGTCAGTTGTTTACTAAAACAGATGTGTTTCCACACTCATTGTACAAGTACAATGGTAAGAAATGGATTGATGTTGATAAAAACGGCACAGACAGTTACTTAACAGAAGAATATGTTAGACACTTAGTAGAAGCAGTTGCTAAAGGTGAAACTGAACTAGAAGATCTTACTGATCAAGAAAAACAAGAAATGACAGAATTTTTATCAAAAGGCTAATATGTCAGAAGTAAATTTAGTTACCTATCCGGATTTTGATCACAACAGTGATTACAAAATATGTCTAGTTGCTGATACACCATCAGCAGTTGAGCTACTAGACATTATTGAGCGATTTAAAGGAAGAGTTAGTATTCATTGTGTAACACATGATACTACTGATTTTGATTGGATTGCATCAACAGTAAATGCAAGTAATTTTACATTTATAAATAGTTGTACAAAACAAGCTCACTTATATTTAGGCTGGATTCTTGGAAGACCAAATGTTTGGCATAATATACAAAGTGCAGAGAAAGTTAATGCTAAATACTCGATAAGCATATTAACTGCATATATTAAACATTTGGAACAAGAAGAGGAAAACACAAAGCATGGCGTATAATCGCAAATTTGATAGTAAAAAGAATGAAGCCAATTTTGGTGATGGATTAACAGTAACCGTAATAAACAACGACGTTGCAAAAGCAATTCGTAAATTAAAGAAAAAAGTTAACAATGAAGGTATACTACAAGACTATCGAGAAAAGCAGTACTTTGTGAAGCCAAGTGAACAACGTAGACTTGCTAAAAAGGCAGGTAGAAAACGTTGGTTAAAGAAAAAACAACAAATTGAAAATAGTTAATTTTACATATATTTCTTGACTTTTGAGATAAATATGTATATAATGCATATAGTACAAATGGTTTGTGCTATTGTAACCGGAACGCCTAAATGGGTTCCAAAATATAAATCTTGCTTATTATAAGGAGAACTAAAATGACAAGAATTACCTCACTGGACTTAAATCCATTCTACCGCAACTCAATTGGATTCAATCAACTTTTTGATAGAATTTCAAGTAACATGGAAGCGGCATCACAACAAAATTATCCACCATATAACATTATCCGTAAAGATGATGAACACTACTTTATTGAGATTGCAGCCGCTGGTTTCTTAAAACCAGATATTGCTATTACTATGGAAAACGGTACATTAACTGTAACCGGTGCCCAAACTAAAGAAGATGTTGATGGTTTAGATGAAGCAGATGGATATGAGTACCTACACAAAGGGCTCGCAAATCGTAACTTTACTAGAACGTTTAATCTTGCTGATTTCGTTGAAGTAAAGGATGCTAGTTTGAATAATGGAATTTTAAGTATTCACTTAGAAAAAATTATTCCAGACGCAATGAAGCCAAAAACTATTGAAATAAATTAGTAGTACATTCAAGTAATCGACTTGATGATAAATAGATGTGAAGGGTTCTTTCCCTTCACATTATTTGGTACTTATATTATGAAACAAAACATTTTCTTTAAGTGGGTGATCCTCTTGAGTTTTACCTTTTTCTCTTTCTTCGTGTTGTACATGTTTGACATGTGGCAAGCACTATGGAGTGCCGACAAAACAAAAATCAGTTTTCTTATCCTAGCAATTTGGCTAGTGAGTTCAATCAGTGTACTAGGGTACATACTAAAACCAACAATGTTTAATCTTGACGTATTATGGTTTAGCAGTGAGAGTTGCATAACTCTTGGCTTAATTGGTACAGTAAGTGGATTCTTAATGATGCTATTTTCAGCATTTGCAGATATCGATGTAAAAAGTACGGAAAGTTTAACAGAAGCATTAACGTATATGGCAGTGGGAATGAGTACCGCCTTAAGCACTACGTTAGTTGGACTAGCATCGAGCTTACACTTAAAAACACAATTAGTATTGATAGAGACAGGAAACAATGATAAGGAACAATCCCAAATATAGTAGCAGTTTTGGATTTATAGATCTGCTATTTAATTTATTAGTAGGGTTTGTATTTCTGTTTTTTATTGCTTATTTGTTAATTAACCCAATAGCAAAAAAGGGTGTTATTACCCCTCCTGATAAAGTTCTTATTAATGCAACTTGGGAAGACAATAGTAATGCAGATATTGATCTCTGGATGGAAGATCCTAATGGAAATGTAATGAGTTTCCAAAATAAAACAATTCCTGGTGCTCACTTAGAAAAAGATGACTTAGGTGAAAGCAATGATGCAATATGGGTCAACGGCCAAAGAGTTGTTTCTCCTATAAACAGTGAAACAATACATATACAAGGTTTGATACCAGGTGATTATTATGTTACTATACATGCATATAATCTTCGTAATGAAGGTGCTAAAGAGGTTGATGTTTCATTAAAAACACTTGATCCATATCGTGACAAAGCAAACAGAAGAATTACACTTATACAAAGTGGACAAGAAATATGTATATGGAAGTTTACTATTAATCAGACACAAAAGATATCTGATGTACAAAATTGTGAAAGACAACTAGTAGTTGGAAGACTTACACAAGAATATGACCATAGTTTAAACAGACCTAGTAATAACGAACTGCCACCGGCTAACACAAGGATACCATAATGTTTAATATTGAGTTTTTTGATCAATGGTTTTATCATATCGTAGGTTGGCCTTTTATAATAATCTTCTTATTAACTTTAATGTATCTAAGAGTTAATTGGAAAGTAACAACACTACTAGTACCTGTTATGTTAGCATGTTTAAGTTGGGTGATGTTTGATTTAGAAAAGACAATGGGTCGTCCGTACTATGCAATGCCACAAGGTAAGTTTATGTACATACATCATATTGAATCAGGTGATAAAATAGACTTATTAGTGGTTGACAAAGACGGAAGTAGGCTTTATACTATAGATAATAATAAGAACACAAGAAAGCAATTGAACAATAGCAAACAAAAAGCAAAAGGTGGAATACCTCAAGAAGGTGAGTTTAAGAAAATGAAAAATAAACTCAGAGGAGGAACTCCTGGAGAATATGAACTTGTTATACATGATTTGCCCGTACCAAAACATTTGAGAAAAAACTAAATGACAGATACAAAAGAAATAGTCAAAACTGAAACAAAGATAGAGTTCAAAGAACCTAACTTGTGGAAAGTTATTATACTCAATGACGAGATAACAACAATGGAATTTGTACTTGAAGTACTTACTAACTTCTTTGGTTATAACGAAGATGGTGCAATGGAAATGACTTTAAAAATACATGAAGATGGAGCGGCAGTAGTTGCAACATATCCTTATGAACTTGCTGAACAAAAAGGTATTGAAGTTACACTAGCGGCTAGAACTGATGGTTATCCGTTAGAAGTTCGCATTGAAGAAGACGCCTAAACAAACAATCCAAAATAACGGTTGACAAAACCATATTTCTCTGCTATATTAATAGTATATAAACTAGGAGACAATAATGAACTATTGGGAAAAATTATTCCATACATGTGTTTTAGTATGGACAACTGCATTTTTTATTTCGTTAAGCGGTATTGCTAGTGCAAGTGAAGTTGCAGGTAAAGTTACTAAGCATTACAAAGAAGTAATTACTCAAAATCCTTATACTGTTGAAGTATGCAGGAAAGTTGCAGTAAGTGGCGATAAAACAGGTGATACACTTAAAGGTGCAATCATTGGTGGTATCATTGGAAACAATGTTACTAAGAACGTAGACAATGGCGGAGCCGTTGGTGCAATCATTGGTGGACTTATAGGTAATCAGAATAGTAATGCAACAGGCGGAACTAAAACAGTTTGCGAAGTTGAAACACGTTATAACGAAACAAAACAAACTGTGTATAGCCATAGTACAATAGAATTTACAGTTGACGGTTATGTCCATAGACTTAGATTTAAGTAATGATATTAGATAATATCAACAACATCGGCGGAGAGATAATTAAAGATAACGAAACTTATCTCTTACGAGACAATAAACTACTTAATAATTTAGTGTTGAGTAGTACTGAACTACACCCTAACAAATCAACTAATGGGCATAGACATGCCGGACAAGAAGAAATATACCACTTTGTAAGAGGTAGCGGAACAATGGATTTAGATGATGCTACTTTTCAAGTAGGTGTTGGAGACATTGTATTAATTGAAGATGATGTATTTCATCGTGTTCATGCAGGTCCAGAAGGTTGTTACTTTGTATGTGTGTTTGATGGAAAGAGAAACCATTGAAGGTTGGAATAACTTTTAGTACATTTGATTTACTTCATGCAGGGCATATAGGTATGCTTCGTGAAGCAAAAACATATTGTGATTACTTAATTGTTGGATTACAAAGCGATCCAACAATAGATAGACCTGATACAAAAAACAAACCAATACAAACAATGGTAGAACGATATGCACAACTTAATGCATTGAAGTTTGTTGACGAGATTGTACCTTACCAAACAGAAGAAGACGTAATTGATATATTGGAACTATTTCAAATAGACGTAAGATTTCTTGGTGACGAGTATAGAGATAAAGATTTTACAGGTAAGGATGTATGTCGTAAAAGAGACATAGACTTACACTTTAACAAACGTGACCACAGATTTAGCAGTAGTGGTTTACGACAACGTGTGTGCGACAATCAATCACAATAGAAGAGGAAAACCTTTGAATATGAAAATCATTACAGGAAATGCTAATCCTGAATTAGCAACAAGTATTGCAGATCACTGCTTTGCGAGTTTAGTGCCGGCTAAAATCAGTACTTTTGCTGATGGCGAGTGTAGTGTAGAATTTTTAGAAAACATTCGAGGTGAAGATGTTTTTATTATTCAAAGTACAAGTAATCCTGTCAACGATAGTTTAATGGAACTTATGATAATGATTGATGCTGCAAAACGTAGTAGTGCAAGTCGTATTACTGCTGTTATTCCATATTTTGGTTATGCAAGACAAGATCGTAAAAGTGCAAGTCGTACACCTATTACTGCAAAACTAGTTGCTAAATTGATTACAGTAGCAGGTGCAGATAGAGTACTTACAATGGATTTACATGCTGGACAGATACAAGGATTTTTTGATATTCCAGTTGATGACTTAACAAGTAGAACAGTATTTGCAAAAGACATTAAACGTACTATTGGTATTATTGATGATCCTGACATTGAACAAGTAGGCACAGTATTTGTATCACCTGATGCAGGTGGTGTTGTTAGAGCCCGTAAGTTTGCTGACATGTTTAATGGTGATATTGCTATTGTAGATAAACGTAGACCCGAAGCAGGTAAAAGCGAAGTTATGAACTTGATTGGTGAAGTACAAGGCAAACATGCTATCCTAGTAGATGACATTGTTGATAGTGGTGGCACATTATGTAATGCCGCAAAAGCAATTATGGATGCTGGTGCAGTAAGTGTTCGTGCTTATATTACTCACGGAGTACTATCAAACGAGGCATGTCAAAAAGTAGAAAAAAGTGTTTTAGAAGAATTAGTAGTAACAGATACTATTGCAGATCGTTGCCCAAAAAATTGTAAAAAAACAAGACAAGTAAGTGTTGCACAACTAATTGGTGAAGCACTAAGACGTATTACAAACGAAGAAAGTGTATCAAGCCTATTTACATAAGGACTAGGTTATGACTGAAGAAGTAACAACTACAGAACGTACTATGAGTAAAGCAGGCGCTCTTGCTATGGAGTTGTCTAAAGAAAAGAAACGTTTACAACAAGAGCTCAACGAATTACAAGAAGAGTTTGATGTAGTTAAACCTACTACACCAACAGGTACTATTGACTGGTATGTAAAGTGGACTGCAACTTTTTTAGCAGTTGGTGGTGTATTTCTTATTAGTTCAGGATTGTTACAATATGGACAAATTGCATATATCTTTAGTGCATTATGTTGGATTTACGTTGGTATGGTTTGGGGAGACAGAGCTATTATGATTGGTTCTGCAATTAGTGGTACAGCAGTCGCAATGAATTTGGTAACAGGATTAGTCGGAGTATAATAATGAGAATAGAAACAGATTTAAAATTAGATTATAGTAATGTATTAATTAGGCCAAAACGAAGTACGTTAGGAAGTCGTAAAGATGTTAAACTAACAAGACGTTACAACTTTCGTCATTATAGCCCAGACACTTCATTTATACAACATCTTAATGAAGGAGAAAATCACTATGAAGGTATTCCAATTATGGCTTCAAACATGGACGGAGTTGCTACATTTGAGATGGCTGATAAGTTAAGCAAAATGGGTTTGTTTACTTGTTTAGTAAAGTCGTATACAGTTGATGAACTTATTAAATTCTTTGATCCTGATGACTTTGATACACTAGATAGACGTATTGAGAATGTTGCATATAGTATGGGTATTATGCCAACTGACTTAGAAAAATTTAATGAAGTAATGGAAAAAACCTCCAGAACGGTTAAATATGTCTGTGTAGATGTTGCTAATGGATATAGCACACGATTTGCTGGTTTCATCAAACAGTTAAGAGCACAATATAATGACATTGTTATTATTGCAGGTAATGTAGTAACAGGTGATCAGACACAGGAGTTAATTCTTAGTGGAGCAGATATTGTTAAAGTTGGTATCGGCCCTGGTAGTGTTTGTACTACTCGTTTACAAACAGGAGTGGGCTACCCTCAACTATCTGCGGTCATTGAGTGTGCAGATGCAGCTCATGGTCTTGGTGGTCATATTATTGCTGATGGCGGTTGCAGTACTCCCGGAGACGTGGCCAAAGCATTTGCGGGTGGGGCAGACTTCGTTATGTTGGGAGGAATGCTCGCAGGGCACGATGAAGGTGGGGGAGAAGTTTATACCCGGCACTTTGCAAGTGGTGAAGCAACACTATTAGATAATGGCAACTATATGCCACATTACGAACAAAAACAGTATGTACAGTTTTATGGCATGAGTAGTAAAGCCGCAAACGACAAGCACTTTGGTGGATTATAAGAATATCGTAGTAGTGAAGGTAGAGATGTAATGGTACCTTATAGAGGACCAGTTGAAACAACAGTTAATGATATACTAGGTGGTATTCGTAGCACTTGCACCTATGTAGGCGCTTTAAAACTAAAGCAATTAAGCAAGTGTGCAACTTTTGTTATGTGTCCAGATACACATAATAGAGTATTTGAAAACAACTAAAAGTAAAAAATATTTTGTAACTAGGGTGCGTTAAATTAACGCACCTTTTTTATTGCTTGACTTACCGTGGGTTTTATGCTAATATAACATTAATGCTTAAAAAAGCACAATGATGTTACAAATTAACCTATTAGTGCTCTTTGAGCAAGACTGTTTTTACAAAAAAATAGGGCAAAATCACTGTCCTATTGTATAAATAGATGTGTTAAAAGAACGAGCGACTTCCAGCTCATTAAAAATGGATGGCACTAGGAAAGACTAGGGCGGTGGCTACGCCAAACAACAGACTGACAGTAGCAAAGACTACTGACGCCGGAAAAGACCGGGGTATTGCTTTCCTCAAGCATATAACATATTAACAGGAGAAAAAAATGGCTAGAACGCTATCTAAAAATCTTGTGGCAATGTTTCGTAACATGTTTGATTCGAGAAGTGCCACAGAAAAATACCTTGCAGAATCTACAGACCTATGTGATTTAGAGCATCGTATGAAAAGATTACATACAACACACGGAAGGTTTGGATTATAAAATGACAACAATTACAGCATCATATTGTTTTATATGTGAAAAAATTGATCTTGCACTTAACAAATTTGTAAACGTTTGTGAAACTGCAGGAACGGCAAGAGCAGCATCTCAGTTATCCGCAATGGGATATCATGCAGAAGCAAAAGCATTAATGTTATCGATTGGCGAGGAGACTAAATAATGGCAAAAGTTATTAGATCATATGTGCCATCAGTGGTAACATTAACAGTAATGTTTGGCATACTAACTTTAACTTTTTATCTTAATGTGGCAACTTACGCAGGAATGTAAAATACTAAAATGGTTAAAGAACTGAAACAATTATGGAAAGACATATTCAGTAATTATCATCCAGAAAATACTTATATGAAAGGAGATTCATCGAAGAAGATGAAACAAGATCCTAACAAACGTATAGATTCAGATGGTATGACTGATAAAGAAAAAATGGATAAGGGCTTTTCAAACGGCACTTATAATATTAACGGAAAAGACGTAGACTTTTAAAAAGGAAAATAATGAAGTATATACAAATTTATCTTGCAATATTCATAGCAATGTTTACATACGGTGTAGCATTTGCTGATGACATCTCACTTGATATGCTCAATAAAAGAGCAGATGGTGAAAAGATGGTGTACTCACAGGACATAGTCAAAGTAGATATTGGTGACACAGTAACATGGTTACCAAAGTCAAAAGGACATAATGTTGAATTCATTGGTATACCAGAAGGAATGAAGAAAATAAAGAAAAGTAAACTTAGTAAAGAATATAGTTATACTTTTGAAAAAGCAGGAATTTACTTATACCAATGCACCCCGCATAAAGCAATGGGTATGATTGGTGTAGTAATAGTAGGTAACGATTTATCTAACTTAGACAAAATTAAAAAAGTTAGAGTACTTGGTAAGTCTAAAAAGAAATTTAAAAAACTCTTAGGAGAATTTTAAAGGCCTACACTGACGATGTAGTAGACTTTTAGGAGATTTAAAATGTGGCCCTACACTGAAGATGAACACGACTGGTTGTCCTGATCTACTTAATTAAAGACCCGTAAGGGTCTTTTTTTATCATTAAACTACCGGTTATTTTTTGATATATTTCCTTTAAATACAACTGTAAGTTTTAAGGGGGATAAGCATACTATGATTGATCCGATCAGTGCCATAGCCATGGCTACAACAGCATTCAACACGATCAAAAAAGGATTTGAGGTTGGACGCGACATTGAGTCTATGTACGGTGACGTAGGCAGATGGATGGGTGCAGTATCTGATATTGATCAGGCTGCGAAGATGAATAAAAAACCACCATTGTTTAAAAAGATATTTGCAGGTTCTTCAATTGAAGAAGAAGCAATGAATATCTTTGCGGCTAAGAAGAAAGCAGAGGCAATGGAACAGGAACTTAGACAATATGTTAATATGGTTCATGGTCCTGGTAGTTGGAATGAGATTCTACAACTACAAGCAACAATTCGTAAAGATAGACAAAAACAGGTTTATGCTCAAGAAGAGCGTCGTAGAGAAATATTTAATGCAATAGGACTTATAGCACTAGTACTTGCTATTGGCGGATTAGTAGTAGGTGGTTCAATAATGATGATTGATATAGCAGGGCATCCAAGAACTTGGTGATGTCTTATATATTAGTTTTTATAATGTCTGTTATTATACCAGTATTACCTGCAGATAGTAAAGGTAAAAACTTTACGTCAAAAGCAAAGATATACGGAAGCCCTAAGCCTTATACAAGGCAACAACAGATACAAAGAGGATCAAGAGTAGAAAAGAAGTACACCACATGCAGGTTAAAGAAAATTGTACAATCAAGAAGTGGTGGTCAGGCTTGTATATACCAAGGTGGTAATAAAACATACGAATTAATGTTTGAAAAGAACTGTCCAAAGCAATACAAATGTGTATACAATCCTTGGACTAAAGAGCCAAATATCGACGATATTGTTGATAGTTTGAACTCAATAAAGAAATAGAAGGTTTATAATGTATGGTCATGAAAATTTTGTATTAGATCTTAGTAATACAAACAAAGCAATGTTATACAAAGATGGCCGATTAGTATTCATGGGAGATGGATACAGAGCAATTACAATGCTTATTACAAACTCCCAGGACCCAGGTCCAGTTAGAGAAAAGTTCAATGCACAGCTAACATTACGCGAGAAGCCTAAGTTTCAGAAGGACAATGACATCGACACACTACGAAAAGAAGCGTGGGAAGCCGAAAGATTAAGACTAGAAGAACAAAACAAAGGGAAAAAGAGAAGATGACCCATACGTTTTTACTAATTGTTTACTTAGGACAAAAAATAATTAATCAAGATATGTACTTCTATGACGTTGATAGATGTAAGTATTTTGCTGAAAGGATAACTAAACAACCAGCTGTACCAAATAGAACTGCAGGTGAAGATGAGCCCAAGACAATGAAATATACTGCGGTGTGTGAGCCACGCCGAGTTAATCCGTCAGGGGTAAGCATATATTAGGCAGAAACGTGAGTTTCTTTGTCTATCTCGTATTTTTTAATCTTATGTATTAATAAAGTACGTCCGATGCCTAAACTTTTTGCCGCGTGTGTTCTATTATAATTGCATTGATCAAGTGCTTCTCTAATTCGGACAACTTCAAGTTTAACAACTTCATCCGCGAGACCCTCAACAGGGTTAACGTCGTTGAAATATTCAAGTTGCTCCCAAATCCAATCTTGCTCTGTGCGTTCTTTACTCATAATTTGACCTCAAATGTCGATTATTAGGTGTAAAAATATTTACAGTTGCATAAATACACATGTATTTAGTTTGAAGGGGAGAACAATCGTGACATTACGATTTTTTATTGCAATACTACTTTACTTTTCAGTCGCCACGGCTATGGCTGCAGATCCTATTGTCACGGATAGCACGTCTAATAGTACAGTTACTACAACTGGAAAGACAAAAACAACAGTTAAGAGTCCGCCACCGAGTGCGATATCACCAAGTATGAATAATAGTAATAGTGACCTATGTACAGTAGGTATTGCCGGGGCCGTGCAAACACAAATATTAGGAATATCAGGTGGTTCAACAGTTAGAGATATGAACTGTGAAAGATTAAAGTTAGCAAAGACAATATATGACATGGGCATGAAAGTTGCCGCAGTTAGTGTTATGTGTCAAGATGAGCGTATCTTTACTGCAATGGAAATGGCAGGAACACCTTGTCCGTTCTTAGGTAAGATTGGTGAAGAAGCTCAAAAAGAATGGGACGCTAAGCCTGAACTAAAGCCGACATCGGAAAAGGATAATGCTAACAATGATAAACTTAAAGGCGCCGCTATGGGCGTTGGTAGTGTTTTGTTACTTTTGCTTCTCCTTTAATAGTTTAGCTCAAACAGCCTCGCCGACCAATCCAGTAACAACTAATCCAAATAGTATTAATCTAAATGATGGTACTATTGGGTCACCAACAAATGGATGTCCGTCTGGTACCTCTAGTGCATATGTATATGGATCAGGAAGTACCATACGTTTTGGTGAGTGTGTTAATACATTCGCAGTAACATATGCAATTAATCAAGCATTACAAGGTACAGGCGTTAGTATAGATAAAGTTCATTATCAATGGAAGTATATTCATTGTTTTAATGCACCTAACCAGTTTTGTAGTCAAAATATTAGTGACAGAGTAAACACAACAACAGGTGCAGTTACAGATGATACTTATTGGGATGAGTTAGTTGTAGTTGTAGAACTAACTGATAGCAGTGGAAATGTAGTTGAAACTAAAACTTGGACAATGGACAGGTGGTATGATTGGCAAAATGAAAATGCTCACAGTTTTAATGAAGTCAAAGAAGGTTCTACATACTGGCAGATACACGAAGACAATATAGAAATATATAATCACATAGATAAAACAGGAACAATACGCACACCAAATGCTGTTGGAGATGTGCGTTTTAGAATAAGTGGATACGACAAAGGTAATTGGGACGGTTACTATGGTCCTATTATAAAAGATTTCAAAACTTGGTTTACTTATAGAGCAAACCCATGTAATGATACTGCATTATATGATCCAAGTTGTCCTGGTTATTCAGAAGCATATGCACAATACGAATACAATCAAAGTTGTGCCGCCAATGCACTTTATGATGCAGGATGTCCTGGTTATGCAACTGCATATTTTAACCAGCAATGTACTGCCGATCCGTTATACGACAGTGGTTGCCCAGGATACGCCTCGGCTTATTATACTCAACAGTGTACCGCAGATCCACTATACGATAGTGGCTGTGATGGTTATGCAGCCGCATATTACACACAACAATGTACGCAAAACCCCCTTTACGACAGTGGATGTGATGGGTACGCGGCTGCATATTATACTCAACAATGTACTGCTAACCCATTATACGATAGTGGCTGTGATGGTTATGCAGCCGCATATTACACACAACAATGTACTGCTAACCCATTATACGATAGTGGATGTGATGGTTATGCAACTGCATATTTTAATCAACAATGTAAGGCAAGCCCACTATATGATGCGGCTTGTACAGGACATTTTGAAGCACAATGTGATGCAAGTGCATTATACGATATTAGATGTACAGGATACGACGTTGCATATTTAGAACAACAATGTATGTACAATCCGCAATATGATGAAACTTGTACTGGATACATTGAACCAATAATTGAAACAGACCCAGGAACTATAGTAGATGACGGTACAGGTACAGGAGATAGTATTGTTGATAGTGTTATAGCATTACCGGTTGAAATACCAGATATGATTATCTTACCTCCAGCACCTGCACCCGCACCAGCACCGGTTGTTGTAGTTGTAGTGCCCGTTGAAGTAGAAGTAACACCGGTTGAAATTACATTAGAACAAGAATTAGAAAATGAAATTGCAAACATAGAAGTAGCAGAAGCAGAGATATCAACTTCTACTACTGAAGAAAACACTACTGAAGTAATAGTAGAACCGGTTGAAGAAATAACAGAAGAAACAACAGAAGAAGTTGTAGTTGAAGAACAAACAGAATCTGAATCAGAAGGTGATCCAAGAGGTGATCAGATTAATGAATCTAAAGAAGAAACAACTGAAGAAATTGTAATAGATGAAGATGGTTCAGAAGAAGAGGTAGTAGAAGAAAAAGAAGAGAAGAAGGCTCCTGTTATAGTTAAGAAAACTGTAAAAAAGCCTGCCACAAAGAAAGTAGTAAAACTTAGCAAAACAGAAAAGAAAAAGGCTAAGAATAAAAAGATGAGAGAAATCATCAAAAAGAAACTGGCACTATTAGCCGTTACAATGGGCAAAGCACAAAGTTTAGAAAATCAACAGGCATTACAAGCACAAATAGCCGCATTGATTAACTTTGTTCCTGGCTTTAATGCATACGGAAAAGTAGCAATACCGGGCGTAAATTTTTATCAACCCGAAGCAATTTATTTAGATGAAAAGGTTCCAGAAAATCAAAGAGGATTAAGGAACGGACTAGCACAACAAATTCTACATGAAAAAATGATAGATATGCAATACGAAAGGTTAACACAATGACACAACAAACTGAAATGGAAATAGCAGGTGTTAAGTTTAAAGGCGGTAAAATATTTCTTGTATTAACTGCATTAACTACTGTAGGTGGTGGTCTTTGGGCAGGATTTGAATTCTACAAAGACTATATGGATATGAAAGCAATTATTCAAACTATCGACACTGATGCAATAGAGGCACGAAATAAGCAACTTGATATTAAACTTGAACAAGCAATAGATTATACACGTGATATTAAAACTGGTTTAAGAGATGACATATTAGGCATTGAAAAACAAGTAGATCGTATGGAAGATAAACTTCGTAAGTCAGAAGAGATACAACGTGGTATTATACAAAATGCTGAAGAACGTTTTGAGAACAAAAGAGATGCACTACAAAATGATTATAATCAATCAGCAAATCGTTTAAAAGAGCAGTCAACACAACGTAGTGATGATATTACTGCACAAGTTAAAAGAGATATGAAAGAACTTGAGTTACGTCTTAATAAACGTTTACAAAGAGCTTTAGATAACCCTCTTGCTAACTAGATAAGTATTTGTATGAAAAATACAAATAAAAAAGTAGTAGAAATTAACTTAGGTTGGGAAAAACAGTCTGCACCAGCAGTAAAAAAGACAACCATAAAGTCTTACATGGCACGTCAGATTGCAACCCAACCAAGTAAACCTACAAATAAAAAGTAGCAACTATAATGAGCGGCTTGATCTCCTGCTTGTACCCACCAAAACTGTCGCATGGTATTATTGTAATTTAACTTGTGTATAAGCCATGTCTTACAGTAGTCTATTTGCCAATGTAAAAATATATCTAGCAATGCAATCAGCATTGCAGTAGTAACATCAGTAAATAAAATTAGTACAAGGAAAGTGCCTATGCCGTGGTGTGTACTATGCAACCAAAGTTTCTTGCCGAAGTAATCTCTTTTAGTTGATCCTTTAATATATCCTTGTAAGCCTAAGTCAGCGATTGCATGTTTAATTAATAGTAAAAATAGTATGGTTGTCATTAATTCTCTTGACTTTGGTGGAAGATGATAGTATTATAAAGTATATATAAAATTATTTATACTCAAATTAAAAGCATAAGTAATAGTAGTTAATTCAATGAGGAACTTTATGTTTATTGTTCATGGTAAAGAAAAAGCAGATGCACTAAAAGTTAAGTACACAGTGCTTACACTTGACACAATCAAATATCCAGATAACAAGGATCCGGTAACATTATATACAGTTATCGATACAGGAAAGCTCAGTCTTGAAAGCATGTCAACACTTGAGCAGTTTACTAATTTACACGAAAATCTTATAGAAAATCTAGAGAAGCAACAATGGAATTACTGTAAGGAAGCAATTGGTTTACTTAAAGGACAATTTGGTGGACAAGTAGATAGTTTCTATGACCATGTGTTGGAGAGAGTGCCAAATGCTTAATATACACATTATCGGTAACGGAACAGAAACATATGCAATAAGAAGTTTACTTGAAGCAAACGAGATAAAACTTCCGGGCTCTATCAAAGTCAATATTTTTGGTGAGTATTATTTTAAGAGTTCACTTATCTATACATTAAACGACTATCTTAAAGTAGAAGATGTAGTAAAGGCAGCCGATATTGTCATTTGTACAGATCCTATTTACGAAGACAAAGATGTTGTTAAATTGTGTGCAGACAATGATAAGCCGCTATTTTGTACTTTTACGTTAGAAAATAGTTTGGTAGATCCTAACACTATATGTATAGACGGTTTAAACGTAGCCGAAGCCGCTTCGGATCTTTGGATTAACAGGTTACTTGACGTAACTAATAATGTTACTAGTATTGAACACTTTTACGGACTAAGTAAATTATACGATACTGGTGAACAAGCACTGCCCGGAATTAGTATTGATGAATACAGAGCGGCAACACAACGTATATCCGGACAACCAAGACTTATAGCCTTAAGAGAAAAGTATTATTATGCAAGTGAAGTAACAAATGATGTTGACAACGACATTCCTATTACTTACAACTGGATTACTGATACTGATCAAGTAGACGCAGATAGACTAGACACACAAAGTGAGTTTATCTTTCACACCGTAACAAGAACTAAAAAACCAGAAGATAGTGTTGAGTTTCTAAAACGAAGTCATATGGCATGCACAAATAATAGAAGTTTATCAGCATGGCATTATATTAATGCATGTGTGGCTTGTAGTTTTATATACATGTATATGTCAAAGCAACTACCAGCAGTAATAACAGATTATAGTGTAGTTGATCATAATGCATTCAGCAGTAATATTTTTGGTAATAGATTTAGGATTGCATAATGAAATTAACTGATACACTAGTAGAAAAGTTAGTAGAAAAATACGACACTGATATTAAAAATGGCGATAGAGATGCCATAGATAAGAAAGAGTCACTCAAGGACTTTTATAGGGATTGGAACGTTAGTAGAGAACTTACGACAAGTAAGACACTAGCAGTAAGTACAATTGACAAAGAAGCAATGAAAAAGTTATATGCACTTAGGGACAAACATGCAGACGAATGGCCTGACAATGCATTGGAAGGTGGCGTGTTTCAAAACTTGCCAGCAACACCTATTAATGACAATGAGTCAGAAAAGTAGGGTAACTTAACTTAGTGTATTAAATATACTGAAACATGCCGGTATAGCTCAGTTGGTAGAGCAATGGTTTTGTAAACCATAGGTCCCGAGTTCAAATCTTGGTGCCGGCACCATTATTGGGGGATTAGCTCAGTTGGGAGAGCGATGCCTTTGCAAGGCATAGGTCGTCGGTTCGAACCCGTCATCCTCCACCAATTTTTGATAAGTACATTATATATAAGGAATGTCAGATGGCCGAATTTACAAATGTACTACAAGATAGACACACAACTTTTGCTTGGGACCAAGATAGAGTACCAAGTGAAGAATTATTACTAGAAGTGTTAAACGAAGTTTATCAGCATGTACCTAGTAAGAACTTAATGTTCTCATATCAAATACGTTTACTTAAAAACGACAATGATGAAATTCGTAAAAAAGTAATGACTATATGTCAACGTAATGCTAGTCATACACTTGAAGAAGATAGAGGAAACCCACAAGTACTTGCTCCGTGGTTAATTGGATTTAATGCAAGATGGGTTAGTGATTTAGAAAAACGTTATGAACATGATTCAAAACGTGGTGAGTTAAACGGACTTGGTACAAATCAAAGACGTACTGGTGCATCAGATAAAATCACAGAAGATGAAGCAAAGTTTTTAAGTGCCGGACAAACACAAAACGAAAACATTGAAATTGGAATTGCAAGTGCATTCATTATGTTAGCAATGGCTAATAGAGGAATACAAACAGGCATGTGTCAAAATATTTGTAGAGACTACAAGTATGCAGAAGAATTATTTCAAGTAGATGACGATGAACGTGGTATGGACTTTAGATTTATTATGGGTGTAGGATACGGTAAAGACATTGATACACATCATGAATATTACGATCCACGTATAGGAAAAGACAAGAAAATTCCTTTTCCTCCAGCAATGGTAGAAAAAGTCTATCCAAGACCTCCAATGGAAGATATTATTAGAGTCATAAGATGAACGAATCAGACTACAGAGAACTTTGTGAAATAGTAGCAAAAGTTATTAAAATAGATTCTAGTGAAGTATCATTAGATAGTAGTATTGATGATTTAGGCGGTGATAGTTTACACAGAGTTGAAATTATTATGGCACTAGAAGCAAAGTTTGAATTAAGTATACCAGACGACTTTACTAACACTTACACCGGTGTAGAAGATTTAGCAAAGTTTATTCAGGATAACACATAAACGGACAGTTGGCTGAGCGGCTTAAAGCGGGGGATTACTAATCCCTTGTAGTAGCAATACTACCGTGGGTTCGAATCCTACACTGTCCGCCAATTTATAAATACTTGATAAGCGGGCGTAGCTCAGTGGTAGAGCATCTCGTTGCCAACGAGAATGTCGAGAGTTCGAATCTCTTCGCCCGCTCCATTAAAGGATTTATATATTGAGCACCACATCTTTTTGTTCTGCACTTTGGTGGAACGTATTTTATAAAGAGTTTCCAATAGCAAGTATGAAACCTTGTTGTAATTGGGAAGGGCCAAGCATAACATATGGCAAGGATGCTAAACCTGAAGATCTTATAAATCACCCTGACATGATAAAGTACAGAGAAATGTCGTTAGTGGGAAAATGGCCAGACGGTTGTATTAGATGCAAAACAAGACAAGAGCAAGGCCTAAAAAGTTATAGAGATACTGAAAATAAAAGAGCAAACGTTACTTCGCCAAGACAGTTAAGAGAAGCAACACCTGAAATAAGAACAATAGATTATCGTGCTAGTAACTTATGTAATCTAAAATGTAGAATGTGTAATCCGGCAGAGAGCTCGCAGTTATATTCAGAAATGAAAAAACACCCGGAGTTACAAGAACACTTTTCACATCCTGTTATGTCTCCTACAATGCTTGAACTAAGTGATGCTTATGAAAGTAAGGAAATTAATGAAAGTGTTGCTAATCATGAATTGTTTAGTAAGTTAGAAGAATTAAAAATATTTGGTGGTGAACCAAGTATTGATGAAAGTGTACATAACTTATTAGATTGGGCAATTGATAACGATTATGCTAAAAATTTAAGACTTCGTTATACTACAAATGCAACAAATACCAATCGTAAATGGATGGACTATCACACACATTTTAAAAATTATAATGTTAGTTTTAGTTTAGATGGTGCAGGCAAAACTTATGAATACATTAGAACACCAGCCAACTGGAGCACAGTTAGAAAATGCTTACTAAATTTTGTAGCAATGAGAGAAGCAATACCTAATAGACGTATTAGAAAACAATGTCATTATTCAGCAAACATAGTTTATAGTTTGTGGAACTGTTTTACAATTAATCATTGGCATGATGAACTAATTAATTTGCTAGATGATAATAATATTGGATATAATCTTGCAATTAGTTTTAGAAATAACCAAGCAGTCCATTTACTTCCGCAAAAGTATAAAGACATTATTTTAGAAAGTGCTGATAAGTTACCTGATAGTAAATTTAAAACATCAGTATTTCAACTAACAAATAAGCCTACACCAGATGACTGGCAAAATCAATTAAGAAACTTCTTTACTTTTAGTCAAAAGTATGATATAATAAGACATACTAATATTTTTAACCTAAGTCCTATATATGAGGACTTGTATAATTATGTAAGGAAAGATCAATGATACATACAATACAACAAATGATGGATAAGGTAAGTGCTATGCACGGGTTAGCAGTTCTTTGTCACAGAGAAAAATATGGAAGAGCAGACGGTATATACGACTTTGACAAAGTTAATAACTTAGTTGAACAAATACAAGCAATGGCAGGTGATATTTATAATGATAAAACGCCGCACCCTAAAGTAATTAACAAATTAAATAATCGTAAAACAGTTTCTTCATAAATATAAATATACATTAATTGGAAAGTTGGGAATCCTATATAATGAAATTAAAGCCGTGGTTTTATGCTGTTGACGAATTGTATCAGCAGGACAAAGAAAAGTTTATTAAGTTGGTTGAGTTAAAGGCAGACATTATTACTAATGTAATGGAAGTCGAGTCTGGATCGTACATGAGTTGTTGTGTTATGGGATTTAATCCTATACTATGGAAACTGTGTAAAGATTATCCAAACTTTCAATACAACATGGTATGTTATGATGATCAAGAAGTAGAGTTTGCAAAACAACACGAAGACTTGCAACATATTAATTGTTATACGGCAGGCGAAATTAAACCTGAAGGGCAATTTGATATTGTACTTGCCTTAGACAGTTACTTTACACGTTTTGCTACAGAACAACAACAAAAAGATGCGATTGCACTAGCACACGGATTAACAAATACTGTGTTAGTAACAACTGTTAAAGATTTTAAAAACATCAAGAGTATTGATCGTTTAATCGATCCACCTATGGTTATTAATAGTAAAACTGATAGCCATGTATTTGTATGTCATAGAGAATGGAATACACAAGATAAACAACGTTTTACAGAAATTATGTATCAATTAAGTAATGGCGATATGAAGTCATTTACAAAAGAAGAAAAAAGAACACTATACTTTAAGCAACTTGCAAAGTATATACATGACTTAGGTTGTTCAAGTTTTAAAATTAGTCAAACACAATTTTACAAAAACTTGTTTAGCAGAAGTTATGAATACATAGCAGTAGCAAAGAAATAATATAAATCAACGAGGCGTATATGTCAGCAGAGTTATTCACGGCTCTCAGTAAGTTTGTTACTGAAACAGTCGAAGCACAAGTCAATAAAGAACTAGCAAAATTTAACGTACAACAAACTGTACAACAACAAGCCCAAGCAACAGTTACAGACTTACTTACTAAACTTGATATACCTGATAAAGGTATTAAAAACTCAAGTATTGATTGGGACGGTTTTAGTTTCAGTACTGATATGGTTAAAGGTAATTTTACTAACATAACAAGTACTGGATTTACTGACAATGCAGAAAACATTGAGTTAACTATTGATGAAAGAGGCGTTGTAGTACATAATAATTTAACAACAAATCATGTTGGTGCAATAAACGTTGAAGTTGAACACCTAACAGTTACAGATAATGCTGAATTTAATAATGCAACATTTAAAGGTGATGTTAACATTATTGGAAAATTAACTGCTGATAGTTTAGGCAGTTTACAAGAACAATTAAATGATAAACAATCTTACACCATTAACGGAAAAACAGTACTAAGTGAAAATACACTTGGACCTAGTATAATTGAAAGTAATCTTAGACGTATTGGTAATTTAAAAGAGTTACAAGTTGAAGGTGAAGTATTATTAGGCGATAGTCTTTATGTAAGTCCAACAGGTAGAGTAGGTATTAACACAGATGAACCTACACATGCACTAACACTTTGGGATCAAGAAGTATGTTTAACAGTTGGTAAACTACAAAAAGATACCGCAGTAATTGGTACTGAACGTAATCAAGATATAGTATTAAAAAGCGGAACAAATAACAATGCTACATTAAAAGCGGATGGTACTACTGTAATTGAGAAACCAGTATTAAATGGTAAAACATTTACAACTTCTGCTATGTCACCAGGATATGCAGGACAATTAGGAGACATCTGCTGGAACTCCAACCCACAACAAGGACAACCTATTGGTTGGGTTTGTATTGGCGGAGCTCAATGGTGTAACTTTGGCATAATTACATGAAAAACATTGGTTTTGTAATCGGCAATGGTATATCTAGACAAGACTTTGATTTAAGACAGTTAAGTCATGCTGGCACTACATATGGTATGAACGCTATATATAGAGACTTTTTTCCAGACAATATAGTAAGTATAAAACGTACACATTTAACTGAACTGTTAAACTGGAACCTTGAAGGACGTTTATATCTGCACACTAATAATGCTTTAGTATCATTAACAAAAAATCCTAAACTTGAACTAGTGCCAAATATACCAATAATTCCAACACATACAAACGAAATGCAAAATATGTGGAAAACAGGATCTTACACAGTATTATTAGCGGCTGAACGTCATGATATTGTTATATGCTTTGGAATGGATTTTGGTGGTGAAAATATATACCAAGATAGCGATAATTATTGGCATGAAAACAAGATAGATTATGCTCCACACTTACAACAAGTGTTAAAAATAGTCCAACACTACAATGATACACAGTTTATTTTTATACAAGATACTGATACAAATTCAACAGCATTAAACACTGAACCTAATGTTTCTTATGATACTTACGATAATACTACAAATATGCTCTTGACATAACTTAATATATGTGCTACATTAATAACAATTACAGTTATACAAAGGTTACAAATGTTCAAGCAAGATGTAAAAAGAGTTGGCTTTGCATGTAAGTATATGCATCCTGATCAAACACAAAAGCCTAAAATACTAAAAGAAATACAATACAAGTATACAGAAGCAATGACTACTGTGGCTTGGCTTAAACGTCAAACTACTGAAGTTGCTGAGCAAAAGATGTGGGATATTATGGAACATAATATCATTAGTATGTACAACTTGATTGAATGGGTAGGTAACCAGCCAGAACATCTACGTATGGTACGTTTAGGTAGTAATCAGTTGCCTATGTACACACAACCTGACTTTAGATACTTTTGGCAAAAGCCAGATGTGAGAGAAGTATGTGCAAAAGGCTATGCACGAGCAGGTGAAATTGCTAGAAAGTTAGATGTACGAGTAAGTATGCACCCTGGACAATTTTGTGTCCTTGCAAGTGACAATCCAGACATAGTAGAACGTAGTATAGAGGAGTTTGAATATCATGCTGACATTATCCGATGGATGGGCTTCGGCCGCAAATTCCAGGACTTTAAGTGCAACGTCCATATCTCCGGTCGTCAGGGTCCAGCCGGTGTCAGAGCTGTCTTGCCAAGATTATCTCCGGAGGCGAGAAATACTATCACAATTGAAAATGACGAAAACAAATGGGGTATTGAGGCGTCGCTCGAACTTGCCAAAGACGTACCACTTGTGCTTGACATACACCATCACTGGGTCAATTCAGGAGAGTATATTGAACCCACCGACGATAGATGTTCTCGCATAATTGATTCGTGGCGTGGAGTACGTCCAGCAATGCACTACAGTCAGTGCAGAATTGATTACTTAGTTGATCATCCTACTAACGTAAAGCCTGATATGGAAACACTACTTGAAACTGGTTACAAGAAACAAAAACTTCGTGCCCATAGTGACTACATGTGGAATGATGCATGTAATGATTGGGCTATACAGTTCAATGATAAGTTTGATATTATGGTAGAAGCAAAGTGCAAGAATCTTGCAAGTAAGCAACTAGCAGAGACAAAAAAAGCGACTCTAGTAAATAGAGCCGCTTAAATTAATTGCAGTTACGTTTTAAACGTAATCAGGCTGGATTAAAGTTACTGAAAAACCAGCAGTCTCTAATGCAGTCTTTGTTGCTTCTGCGTCATCTTTACGAGCAGACAAACTTGCCCAACCCGCGTCTGACCACTCACGTGTGTATACTAATGTATCACTATCCGCTAATGTGATTGAGAAACTAGTTAAGTCTCCGCCGTCTTTTGCACTTGTGTACCATGCTTTATTCTCAGCACTAATTGCCGCTTCTACGGCAGTGTTTGCCTGAGTTGCAGTCGTCCAACCAGCACCGCTTTTAGAGATTGTTATTGTTTGATTTGCCATTAAATTCTCCTTAGGAAATCGATTTTTATTTTGCAAAATGTAGGAATAGCTCTTACCTACTACATATTTATCTTTCCAGTTGACAAATATATTAAATAATGCTATATTAAGTATATAAACAATTAGAGGATTACCTTATGGATATAATTACAAACAATGCTCCTTATGTTGCAGTAGTACTTGCATCAATCGTTGGTTTTTGCGGATACTTACTTGGACATCAATCTGGTGCCAGTAAAGCCGGACTTTTAATGTTAGATATGCTAGAGCAAGAAGGTGCTATATCTTTTGATAAAGATGGTAATCTAGTCACAAAGGGCTAAATGAATATACAAACATTACACGATGCTTGGGATATAAAGCCTGAATATGTATTTGCAGATGAATTTACAGGTTACGAAGACCTGTATCCTCAATTTGACAAGTACACTAAGGAGGTTTACGATGCCGACCCACAAGGCACTATTGACAACGTTTTTACTCTTTACCGCAATAGGGCTATCGTACCTATCATATACTACACGGAAAGAGGCTTACTCGAAGCGGTCCACGGATTTCGTTCTACCGGATACAACGGAGTCAAGGGAGATGTTCTCGGTCTTGGGAATAACCAAGGGCAAAGAATAAATAGATTTGTATTTCCAAATATGATGACTGCTGAGCCAAAAGGCAGAGGTAGTAATAGTTTAAAAGATAGATTCTTTGATGATAAAAAACTAAAGCGAGCAATAAGGATTTGTTTTGAATTTAGACAAGGTGATAAGTTAGTATATCCTAACTTACTTAGAACTGCACTAGAGTTAGTTACAGGAGAAAACATACAAAACTTTAAGGCACAAAATGCAAGAGCTATTGCTGAGCATTTATGTCCTGTTATGTTTGGTAATGTATATGATTATAGTGCTGGTTATGGTGGTAGATTATTAGGAATAACAAGCAGTAATATGAGATTTAATTATACTTGTGTCGATCCTAATACAGATACCGTTAAGTATTTAAATTATTTAAATACAGTTATACAAGAAGCAATTGGTACCAAAGGCACTATAATACAGAGTGTAAGCGAACAGTACCAACCAGAAGGAATGGACTTAGCATTTAGTTCACCTCCTTATTTTAACTTGGAGAAGTACAGTGACGAAGAAACACAATGTATGGTTCAGTATAAAACACTGGACGAATGGTTTGAAGGCTATGTTGCACCGACTATGGGTAATATTTACAGGGGCCTTGAAGATGACGGAATCTTTGCCACAAACATTGCAGACTATAAGACTTACGGGCAAAAAGAACCCGTCGAAGTATGCGACAGGTGGATACAGACGGCAGAAAAACAAGGTTTCAAATTTGATGGAATAATTAAAATGATGCTTAACACTAGACCCGGTGTTGGCAATAATAGACTAGAGCAACATTCAAAATGGGAGGGAGTATATGTCTTTACAAAGTAAAATAAAAATATCAACACACTATGACGACGAAGATGGACGCAGGCAAGCAGATGTTGTTTTCGTAAATAATGAGTACTATGCAGTAGATATGTACGAAGATGGCGAGTTGATTGAAACTAGAGTAATGAAAACAGGTGATAACTATCATAGTGCAAGTTATGCCGAGAGCGCCGCAGAAAATTGGGCATTAGGATATATGTAATGGAAATTAAACATACAACATTAACACAAGTTGATACAGTAATTGAAACTTATAAAAATACAGAAGGTGTAGACATAAATTATGTTTGTACAACTGACTTGGTTACTACTGATCATCCAGTAGATGTGTTCTACAGAAAAGAACCTCATCCTCAGTTTGGCAATAACTACTTTGGTTTGTTAATCAAAAACGATGCTATTGAAATTGTTAATGCAGACATGGTTACTAATTTACATTTTGGTATGGTAGAAAATGATGATGGATTACTTGAATACAGTAGAAGTGCCAATGACGCAAAAGCATTTAAAAATGGAAATACTATTTCAGGTGGTCGTGTAAGAATTAAAAGTAATGCACCTTGTGACATTTTTAAAATAGTTGATGGCAACTTACAACTAGAAGCAAAGTTTGACGAGTACAACACAGTTGATGGTACTGAAGAACAGTAATGTCAACTTGCACCTATGCTAATAAAGGTTTATGTATATTACCACATGGTGATACAAGTCCTTGTTGTGCAATAAACGGTGAAAACTTAAAACCATTTACAAGTTTTGAACAATTTTATAAAGACCCTGCATTTACTGAAGTAAGGCAGTTTAACAACAATAAAAACATATTAGATAGTGTATGGTGTGATACTTGCAAGTATAGTGAACAAAGCAATCACATAAGTCTTCGTAAACGTAGTTTTAACAATCCTATACAAGATCAAACAGATGAAGTAAAGTTAAGATTACTTGATATTAGTTTTGGTAATACTTGTAATTTAGATTGTGTTATGTGTTGTAGTGCTTATAGTAGTAAATGGGCAAGTACACATGGAAAAATTAAAGAAGTTAGTGAAATAACAGGAAATGATACAACTCCAAAATCCAACACACTAAGTTACGAACATATTGATGCATTGCTCGAAGCATCAGGTGACTTAGAACGTGTAATTATTAAAGGCGGTGAACCTTTATACGATAAAAAGTCATTATACTTTCTTGAAAGATTTAAAAAATATAATAGTACTGCAAATGTTAATATGGTTACTAACTTAACAATGTTAAATGAGCAAAAGTTAGACATGTTAAAAACATACAACAAGATGAATATTATTACAAGTTGTGATGGCATTGGAAAAGTGTATGAATGGATACGTGGATACAGTTGGGACAAACTAGAACAAAACATTGACAAGTGTATTGATAACGGTTTAAGAATTAGTGTACAATTTACTATTACTGCATATAACATTGCACAATTAGAAACAATGTATCAACATTATAAAAACAAAGGTATTGGTGTAAATTTTATATTTGCAAATGAATCGTGGCTACACTATTCAAATGTTGGCAACACAAAGTTACGAAGGGTAATTGAAGAATTAACTGCACCTGTTACTATTGAAATGCAAGACCCGTGGAATGCAAAAAGTTTTGCTAATTACACATCTATTATGAATAAACAACGTGGATTTAATTGGGCAGATATATGTTAATAGGTTTTAGTTTAAGTCGTTGTGTACGAGATATAGCAGACGGTAAAGTTATTACTGATGATGTATTATGCATTATAACAAGAACACATCTTAACTTTGAGAACAGTAAAAGTTTTGATAAGATATGGCAAGTACATTCGCAACCAACATTAATTAATTTACTAACACCATTATGGCACGATTTAGATAGAGATGCAATTTACAACATAATAGATGAGCTTTGGTTTGATGGAAAAATACATCAACCAGCACAGTGGGTTGGAAGTACTCAAATGAAGAAACCAGCACCTTTTACTTGGATGGAATGTATAATACCTCCAGGTGAAGATAACCCGGCAGCTCATCAAGCATTTAAGGACTATAAACTAATCTCAGATTTAACAAATAGATAAATAACATGTCGGAGGGCACACCGTGCTCTATCCTGTAGTAATTTCGATTACTATTACTTTTGGTCGGGTCGTATAGATTTACCTATTTAACAGCAGAACACAATTCCTCCGACAACTTTCCAACAAGGCTTATAAATGAAACAAAAATATGTAAAAGCACATATGGCAGTTGCACATCAGTATGCAACTCTTAGTAGTGCCGTAAGATTGCAAGTAGGTTGCATTATTGTAAAAGACAACCGTATTATTAGTATAGGTTATAACGGTATGCCAAGTGGCTGGGATAATTGTTGTGAAGATATAATTGACCGTGAAAAGAATGGCAAGCCTATACTAAAAAGCAAACCTGAAGTATTACATGCTGAAACAAATGCTATTGCCAAGTTAGCAAGTTGTAACGAGTCAGGCAAAGATGCTACTTTATTTGTAACACATCAACCATGTTTAGATTGTGCTAAAATAATATATCAAAGTGGTATCAAAGAAGTTTACTACACACATGAATATAGAGCAAGTGCAGGAGTTGACTTTCTCAAGCAGTGTGGTATAAACACAACACAAGTAACGGAGTACTAATTTGAATTTAGAAACTGTATTAGAAGTAGAACATTATACTGATAATTTGTTTTGGTTTAAAACAACAAAAAGTGATGCGTGGAAAGAAAAGAATTTTCAACCAGGCGAGTTTACAATGATTGGTATGGGCGATGAAAAGTTAACTCGTGCATATAGTATTGCTAACAGCCCGCAAGATGACTACTTAGAGTTTTTAAGTATTAAAGTACAAGATGGACCACTAACAAGTAGGTTGCAACATATAAAAGTAAATGATAAGATTGAAGTTGTTGTAAAACCAATTGGTACATTATTACTAAGAAACTTAGATCCAGAGCCTTGTGTAAATGACAATGGCAGACTTTGGTTGATAAGTACAGGGACAGGCCTTGCACCATTTTTAAGTTTAGCGAGGCATTATGAAGCATATGATTATTATAAAGAAATTATTGTTACCCACACTGTTCGCACTAATGCTGAGCTCGTGTTCCGCAATGAATTGGAATCCGCTGGAGCAAAGGTGTATCAGACAGTCACACGTGAAGTTCCAAGAGAAGGTGCGTTCGCTGGAAGAATTACGGATAAAATCAGTGATGGTAGTTTGTTCACTGATCTTGGATTAAAACAAGATGATTTTGATATTAAAACTGATAGAATAATGATTTGTGGAAATATGGATTTTAATAACGAAATTAGAGACTTACTGGAAGCAAAAGGATGGGAGCATGGAACAATGCGAAGTCCAGGACAGTTTGTACAAGAAAAGGCTTTTGTAGGATAATGTTAGACTTACATGGATACACAGTTAACGATGCATTTAAAAAGTTCAACGAAACAGTTGATCACTTTTATCATGCACAATATAAAAAGTTAACTGCAATAACTGGACATGGTGAAATTAGTAAAGAAATTGAAACATGGGCAGAAAATAATCAATACATTAGAAGTATTGAAAGACAAGACCCTAACAAAGGATCTTACTTAATACTACTTAAAAAGAAAAAAGTACAAGCAACTGCAAGTACTGAAAAAGTAGATTTATCTCCACTATTACAAAAATTTAATGCACATAGACGTTAGTAGGCTTTAAACAGTTCTAGTTTCTTATCTTGCTTTTGAGGGTCAATTAATGTTGTTGCACCTGTGCTCTTTTTTGACTCTCCACGATCGCTATAAACAAGCAAAAAATTAATGCCATTGTCAAGTGCTTCTTTTTTACATGTTTCAATAAGATGTTTGTTGTATTCCATAACAATATATTGCCAAGTAACATGTTGAGACATACTTGCACCTAGTTTCATAGCATCAATTATCAGTTGAGCATCCTGACCTTGTCTATATGTAGCGGCAACAGTAGGATCACCATCAACACCAAATGTCCAAGTAACATTTCCGCCGATTGTAAATGCTTTTTTATACCATTCTATATTAGGTGCTTGAGCCGCCGTGTTTATTTTGATGCGTGTTTTTGGGTAGTATTCTTTTGCAAATTCTAATGCTGGTAGAATGTTTTTCCAATATACCGGATCACTGTAGTTACCACACAATGTAATACTTTTAAAAAAGTATAAAAACTTTTCAAAGTTTTCTAGTGTTAACACTCCAGTCTTTCTTAATGAGTCGTTGAACTCAAATCTACCATATGAATCCTTTGGCAGATTCTTTTTATTTCTAAAGCACATCTGACAATGTAGTATGCAAACACTACTAGTTTCAATATTAGGATGACCTTTAGTTTGAAATGTTAAAAAGTCGTGGTAATAATCATATGTCATTACTTGCACCGTTTTTTACAAATTGACATCAAGTTCTTTTCGTGTGCTAACTCATCAACAAAAGACTTCCACTGTGGTTTATTTAACACAGCCCATATACCTTTATTATTAGATAACTTTAGTTCAGGATCCATAAGTCCATGTCTTTTATGTAACGTATCTCTTATATCTTTACGATTACACCAAACACAAGGCATCAGGAAATCTTCTTGCACATAAGCAAGTCCTTTAGGTTTAGATTTATCTTTGCGAACTGGGTTTCCGTCTACAACGTCAAACGGCATACACTGTGGTTTAAACATATATGTATTTATTATACAGAAAAAGGTTGACAGAACTTCTATATGTGCTATATTAGTATAGTAAGTTAAGAAAATAAGGAAAAAACATGCAAAATATTCAAACACTTCCAGAGTTATTTAAAAGAGATACTAAAGGTAAAATTAGAACATTGACTATCCAATATGGATATGATATGGAGATGGCTGGTATTAGAAGCATATCGGGTATTGTAGATGGTAAGAAAATTACTAGTGTTTGGAATATGAGTGCTCCTACTAACGTTGGTAGAAGCAACGAAAGAGATGCTTTAACACAAGCACAGTTTGAAGCACAAGCGGAATGGGATAAAAAGTCCGCTAAAGAATACTTTACTAATATTGCTGATATAGATAGTTATGAGCAGTTTAAGCCAATGTTAGCACATGATTACACTAAAAGGCCACAAAGCAGTGGTTACAGTCAGCCTAAACTAGATGGTATTAGATGTGTTTTTGATAAAAATGGTATGTGGACTAGAGCAGGAAAGCCTATTACAAGTTGTCCACACATTTGGAAATCATTAGAAAAGTTTATTACAGAGAATCCAAATTTAGTTATTGATGGTGAATTATACAATCATGAACTAAAAGCAGACTTCAACAAAATTACAAGTTTAGTTAGAAAACTAAAAAGTACACCTGCTGATATGGAAGAAGCGGCACAATTAGTGCAGTACCATGTGTATGATTGTTTTGATAAAAACGATCCTAGTGCAAACTTTGTTGATAGAGTAAAAGTGCTAAAGTCATTGAGAAGTGATATTATTAAGCCTGTACCAACTGATTACTGTGAAACACAAGAAGAACTTGATGCTTGTTATAGTGCTTATACTGAAGATGGCTATGAAGGTCAAATGGTAAGAAACAATACACCATATGAGTGTAAAAGAAGTAAAAACTTGTTAAAGAGAAAAGAGTTTATTACTGAAGAATTTAAAGTTGTACAAGTTATTGAAGGACAAGGTGCATGGACTGGATATGCAAAAAGGTTTATACTTGCATTACCAGATGGTACTGAATTTGGTAGTGGCGTTAGAGGTACACAAGCACAATTAAAAGAGTTGTTGGAAAACAGTGAAAAGCCTAACTGGGCAACATGTAGATTCTTTGAACTTACACCAGATGGTATTCCAAGATTTCCAGTTGTAGTTGATTATGGAACAGGCGAAAGGAACGACTAATGGCATTTGAATCAGAAGAAATAAACACTCGCGATCATCACTTAGTTGGTACACGTTGGCCTGTTATAGGTAGTAAGGGTGATGCATACGAAGTAGTTATGTGGGATAGAGGTTGGGAATGTTCATGTCCTGCTTTTAGAAAGTGTAAACATATTAAAGGCGTTGAAGCCGGATTGCTTGGCGAATAATTTGGACTTATTCACTTTAATAGATAAACTTTTAAAGTTGTTTTTTATTATATGGATGTTGGTTGTCGTTATTAACACACTAGGTCCAGACTTTATAAACGGAACAGGAATATTTGGATGATATTTAGAACAAGAAAAATGGTAGCACCAAAAGACTTGAATGCCATTGGCACTTTATTTGGCGGCAGAGTACTTGATTGGATTGATGAAGAAGCATACATTTATGTTACTTGTCAACTAGACAGTATGGATGTAGTTACGAAAACTATTGGACGTATTGACTTTGTAGAAGGTGCAAAGCATGGTGACATTGTTGAAATAGGTATGGAAACAGTTAAACTTGGTAAGACTAGTATTACTGTAAAAGCAACTATAAGAAATATGAAAACTAAAAAAATTATTACAGAAGTAGACGATATAGTGTTTGTTAACATTAAAGACGGTAAACCTTATCCACATGGAAAGGCTTAACTATGGATTGTTATCACTGTGGAACAGAATTAATTTGGGGTGGAGATCACGACTGTAGTGATGAAATGGTAGAATATTTAATAGAAACTAATCTTAGTTGTCCTAACTGTGGTAGTGTTGTTATAGTGTATTTTCCAAAAGAAGAAGAGGGTATAGAATGTTAGAGTTTTACGGAGTAATGTTAGTTTTACATATTATAGCAGAAGCAAGTGGTAATTCAGACTTGTTTATGATATGTGTAAGTGGGTGTAATTAAAGGTTGACATATAGTACAATAGTGCTATTATAAAATAGTAAGTTAACAAAAAACGGAGACGTAAATGAAAAGTATTATAATTTTAATGTTAGCACTATCACTTGGTGCTTGTGGTACAATTGGTGGTATGGGTAAAGATGTTACAGATGCTGCTGAATGGTCTAAAGAAAAAATCTCAAAATCCTTAAAATAAAGGTTGACAAACCTTGTATATGTGCTATTGTGTAATAGTAAGTTAACAAAAAGGAATTGATATGTTAGATATGAAATTTGAAGATGTAAGCCAAGAAACACTAGATGATGAAATTATGTTTGAAACTATGGATTATTTTAGTGTTTTAAAAAATGATCTTGGTATGGATAGTATTTGGGATTTACCAGATGCTACTATTACTAGTGTTGATACTATGATTTTTGAAGATAAGCAATACAAAGTAAAGTATAAGTTTATTGAATCAATGGGTGCTACAATGGACGATGTAAAGTGGGCAGAGGTAACAAGTATTACTACAAGTAGTAGTATTAAAGATCTTTGGTTTGCCGCTAACAGTTGTATTAAAAGAAGTGGTACACATCATAATTATATCGAAGGTTTTGAATTGTCTGAAGATGGTTTTACACTTAATCTTATTACAGGTTCTTAAATGGAAAAGGTTATTAGTGAAGAAGTAATCAAGGAACTTGAAAGTCGTAACTGGCTTTCTATTCCATGTTCAGAGGAGGCTATGGATAGCCTTTGTAATGCTAACGTGCCAAGTAATTGGTTAATTAAGGAGTTTGATGATGTTTAGTAAAGAAGTTATGTCGCCTATAGATTTTCCACCAAACGGAAAACAGGCATTGTTTAGTTTTGACAACTATGTTCTTAGTGTTGTACAACACAGTGGTTCATATGGTAATGCACAAGGCTTGTATGAAATTGGTATTTTTGAAGGTGATAACATGGTAGAGATGCCTGGTATTACTGAACCCGGTGATACTGTTAAAGGATTTTTATCTGAAACAGAAGTTAACGGTATTATTAAAAAAATGACATCGGTTACAGGTGTTGAACCATTTTTATTTAAGGAGTAAGACATGAATGGAACTTTAAAAGATATTGACGATTTGAAACAAGCACAATCTTTACTAGAAGGTGCTAGTGATGAAAAACGTGCTGGTGTGCAAATTATTCAAAATATGATTGCTACTAAAGAAGCAGAAGTTAACTCATATGAAAAGCAAATGGATTTGTTCTTTGCTGATACTGTTTTTAAATAGGAAGTACAATGTTAGTTTATGACGAAAATAGACAAATGGAAAGAGCAAAAGCAATTATGTCTTTGCTCGAAATAGGTGATCTTAGTCCGTGGGCTGAGTCGTATTGGAAAAGTGTACTAGCTCGATTGTCACGAAGTCAAGTGCAATTAGAGTATGCTTACAATAAGGCCTTGTCAAACTAATGCCTCAGACTAATCGTAACCAATACAGAAAAGAATATGACGAATTAATAATTCGCAGAAAAGCCATTGCCTTTAGGGCAATTGGTTTCTTACAAGCATTGGTTAAGATGGATGATAATATTGGTCCTGCTACTAGGATTCACATGGCTAGTATTGTATCAGAATACAATAAAATAGATCAAGAGATTGATCATATATCAAGTCTATTAGATTTAATAGATCATAACGAAAATACTGATTTTGGAGAATGGTAATGGTTATAGATGCAACTTCGTCCTTTGCGGCTAAGATGTTTGCAAATACTTTTCAACGTGATGTTGGAAATAAATGGAAAGTTCAAGTAGAATACTCAAGTGATCTTAATACTCCATATGAATGGTTTGATATTGAGTTTTCTTTGCTTGAGAAAGCCACCGGAAAAATACATGAGATTCCTGAAGAAATCTTTCAATAAAAGGTTGACACATTCCTATAACGTGCTATTATATAATAGTAAGTTAACAAAAAGGAGTTGCACATGGTACAGAAAATGAAATTGTTTCAAATTGTAATTGACAAAGATTTGTCCGATCTTATTAATAAAGAAGGTTGGGATTGTCATGTTAAAGCAAAGGCAAAATTATTGAGTATGGATGGCAATCCTAGTATTGGCATTAAACACAAATGTTATAGTCATGTTGCAAATATTATTGCAGATGATTTAAATCATGCATTTGAGGCAGGTAATATTGGTCCTGCTGATAGAGTTGAAAAGATTGCTCCAAAAATGACTAGTGTTAGTGTTGGTGACATTATTGAAGATGACACAGGTACATGGATGTGTGATAGTTTTGGTTGGAAAGAAGTTACATGGGATCAGTACAATACTTTATAAAAAAGGTTGACAGATCCGTATATCGTGCTATTATAAGTAGTAAGTTAAAAAAACAGGAGATATTAAATGTATAGCAAAGAATTAGAAACTGCACTAGAGGCAATGAGAGCAATTAGAGATACTGAAGAAATGCATGTATTGGCAAGCGAATATAACAGGCATGTAAACTTTTTAAGAAAAAACAAAGGTTCTAATGTTGTTGTAGGTGATCAGATTGTTTGGAAATATGGTGGACTTGAAAAAGTTGGTAAAGTTGTTAAAGTAAACAGAGTTTCAGTTGAAGTACAGAATGTTGGAAATACTCCGTTTGGTGC